CCGATGTCACGAGAAATCCCAGCAGGACCACAATCATTTGCGAGGCAGTCTTTTGGTCCAGCGGCTCCACGACCAGTTGTTACTCAAGCTCCTGCTGTAGATGTACAAGCCGCAGGTGGGCCGTCATCTCCCGAATCAGAAGCAACAGCACGATTAAGAGCTGAACAGGCTCAAATAGCAACAGGTGGTCGCACTCCTGAAGAAATCGCTGCAAGAATCGCTGAGATGTCAGCACAAGCTGAGGCTTCAAGTGCAAGGCAAAGAGATGAAGCAGCCGCACCACCAGTAGCTCCGCCACCAACTGATGATAGAACCGCAACGGAAAGGGCTACACAGTTCCTTCCACGACCTGTCATCACTGGAACCGAAGATCAGGTAAGAGGTTTTGAAATCCCAGAGCCTCGTACGCTAGAAGACATCCGGAAGGAACAGCTTGCACAAGCACAATCAATGATTGACGCAACTCAAGGTATTTTCCAGCAGGAGATTTCACGATTAGAACAGCAGGGCCAAGAGAGACTTGCACAAACAAGCTCTATCCTTACATCCGCTGGTTTAGCAGGTACGCCATTTCAATTAACAGGTCAAGAAAAATCAAAGCAAGCAACAAATGAGATATTAGCTGCACGTCAAGCAGAGCGTCGAGCAGAAGTAGCGAAGATAATGGCTCAAGCACAAGATAGAGCTACTGACATATATGATCGTGAAATTACACGACATCAGAACGAACGCCGATTGAGGCTTTCTGAAGATGAGGCTGACAGGTTGAGATTGAAGTCTATTGCAACAGCAGCTAAAGAATCTATTTCAAATATTGTAGCTTCTGGGAGTAGTCTTGATGAGTTGAATGATACTGATCCAACTTCATATCAGAGACTTCTGTCCGATTCAGGGTTGAGTGACTTTGAAGCTAAGGCGTTTGGAGCATTAAGTGCGCCAGAAGCCAACGCTCAGTTCTCACAGCAGGGCGATAGGTTTGTCGGAGGGTACTATGATGCTGCTACGGGTCAATTCAAAACAATCGTATCTGACGCTATTCCAGAACTAGCAGGTGCGGCAGACAGTGCAAAACTCCAGTTAATAGATGGAGTACCTTATGTTATCTCAACAGATGCCGAGGGGAATCTTTCAGGAAGTTTATTGCCTGGATTCGTAGAAGCAGCACCTGAAGATAAGTTATTAAGCGATAGTTTGCTTAGAGAGTTTGGCCTACCATTTGGAACAACGGTATCAGAAGCTGTTGCAATGGGATTGGTTCCATCTGCCGAAGGTGACAAGATCAAGCCTCCTACAACAGCACAATCACAAGCAGCTTCGTTTGTTGTCAGGATGCGACAGGCAACTCCTACGCTAGATGCGCTTGAAAGTAAGTTTGCAGAAGTAGGTAGTAAAATCCCTGGAATACCTGAGTTCCTAAAGAGTGAAGACAGGAAACTATTTGAACAAGCTGAACGAAACTTCATTAACTCAGTATTGCGTCGAGAGTCTGGTGCAGCTATTGCTGAATCAGAGTTTGACTCAGCTAGGTTGCAGTACATTCCTCAAGCTGGAGATACGGCAGCGGTTCTCGCAGAAAAAAGAGCAACAAGATCGGCTATTTTAGAAGGAATGGAAAGAGAGGCAGGATCAGCACTGTTTACGCCGAGTTCGGCTGAATTTGATCCCGATTCGTTCTTCGATGATGATGATGCCTTCCTAGAGTCTTTTAACAACGACCTTAGTACGTCGGAAAAAGGCTTGACTGGTAAGGGCGATGTCCTTGCACTTGGAAATATCACAGGATTCGGAAGCAGTTTGTGGAAGCATGGACTAGATATCGATCTAAAAATAGGTGATCCTGTACCAACTCCATCATCGGGTGAGGTCATATTCACTGGAAATAATGGTGGATTCGGAAAACAAGTCAAGATAAAAACGGCGAAAGGTAATGAAGTATGGTTATCTCATCTTGATTCAATCAATGTAAAAGTTGGGGACAGAATAAGTAAAGGTCAATTTATTGGTAAAGGTGGGAATACTGGCAAAACCATCCCATTAGGCGGCGGAGATGGCTCGCATCTTGATCTAACTGTTCAACGTCCAGACGGATCATTCTTTGATCCAAGAGACATTGCTAATTTACTTGCTTAATATGCCAATAGTAGACAGAGAAAAAGAAAGAGCGATCCTCAAACGAGGTCGTGAACTAGGAAAGACTGATGAGCAAATCAAGCAGGCTGTCTTGAAGTTCCGAGCGCAAGCCCCAAAACCTTCTGAAAAGCCTGAAATTGCACCGCGACAGCCCGAAAAGGCTGGAGTTGGACAATTCGCTGTAGGAGCTGGTAAGGGTCTTCTGTCGAGTATTTTGAAAGGTTCTGGTCTTGGTGAACGTGGTATCAAAACTTTTGGTCGAATTATCACACCAAAGAAATTGGAAAAGACTTTTGGATTTGAAAAAGAAGAAGAGACAAGTGCACAACAGATTCAACGGCAAATTGAGCAAAAGTTTGAAATCGAACCAGGCTCACTGACTGAAGCAATGAATAAATGGCAAAAAGCTGGGTTCTTGACTGAACAAATTGCAGAGTTTTTCATCCCTGGAACAGCTCCTATAAAGGCGGGTAAAGCAGTAGCGGCTGGTACAAAAGCTGGAAGGTTACTATCTGCTGGTGAAAAACTTGCAGATATTCCAAGAGCGGCGCGAGCTACTAGAGGTTTAGCAGGTTTAGGAACAACAGCAACGGCAGAAGCAGGCCTTGCAGCGGGTCAGACAGCTATTCAAAAAGGAGGATTTGATAGAGAAGCGAGACAAGCAGGTTTGCTCGGTGCAGCATTCCCAGTAGGAGGTGCAGTGATTGGCAGAGGGCTTAGAGGTTTGAAGCGTGGTGGAGGTAAATTAGGTGCGGAAGTCCTCGGACGAGTTACTGGAGCTGGTACAGGTTCATTTGTTGAAGCAGCTAAAAATCCTCAAGTTATCAAGTTTGCAAGAGAGGCTTCTGGTATGGGTGTCGATGATTTCTTGAAAGATACAGTTGATGTAGCACGTCAGGGATTAGGTCAGATTAGAAAGACTAGAGGTCAACAATATCGTAAACAACTTGATACGTTAAAATTAGGTAAAAAAAGCTTGCCAGCAGTTCTTTCAAAGACAAAAACAAGACTTGGTGAATTATCAGATGATCTTGATGTTATTGTCGAAGGTAGAAATGTTGTGGATAAGGCGATTAAGGATGTTCAAGGTTGGACAGATTCTAGTGCTAAAGGACTTGATACATTGAAGCAACGTCTATCGAGTTTATCAGAGCAGTTAAGAGCACCTGGGAAACGAAGTGCAAAGCGTATTGTTGATTCACTTCGAGCTGAAGTTAGAAGTGGCCTTGAAACAAATGTAAAGGGCTACAAGAAACTTACCGAAGGCTGGCGACAAGCGTCTGATCTAATTGAAGATATTGAAAAGGCCTTTTCAATAGGTGATCGAAAATCTATCGAAGGAGCTGCTAGAAAGTTAATGCAAACAGTTAGACGAGATGATGATACTCGTAAATTATTGCTTGATGAAATTGCTAAGAAAACCGATATTGATGTCTCTGGCCGTGTGGCAGGTGCTCTATTATCACAAAAGACCCCTAGAGGCCTTGTTGGTACGTTTACTCAGATGATGATTACAGGACAGATTTTTGCAGCAGTATTGAAGCCAGTTACGCTCTTATTCTCACTACCAGCTATGGCATTTGCTTCTCCTCGTCTTATGGGTGAGTTAGTGACTTTGCTTGGGCGGATTGACAGATCAATGATTCGTTCAAATAAATTAAGTCCACAATTAGAGCGAGCATTTCGTGAGTTGTTTATAAAGGCTTCTGAATCAGTTAGAGATGAGACTAGCCCCTAAGAAAAACGCAAAAAGAAAGGCCAATGGTGTTAGACCTAGAAAAAAGAATATCGCTGTCAAAACACCTAGAGTAATTATTAGAACGTCATCATTCATATAAGTATGGTGTGCCACTTATAAGAAGATTTGTCAAGCAACTAACAATCATTAATTCCTGATATAATAAACATATAAGTTAATAACTTAACTAAGCAGTATGTCTCTACAAATACTAAAAACTCAATCAACGAACAGTTCGGGGATTTTGACAGCAAACGGAACAGCTCTCGCTGCTAATCCAGCCCGTGTGTCGTACAAAATTCAGAACCTCGATACCGAAGCTATCTTCGTTAAAGAGGGTACAGGTGCATCAGCTACTAACTTTGACTATATTCTAGCTGCCGGATCTGTGGCTGATGATGGAACTGGTGCAAGTTATGATAGCCCAAGCGATCAGTGCTATACGGGTATTGTTACTATTTTTGCAGCAGTAGCCCCTCGTGCAGTAGCTACAGAACGTGAACAAAACTAATATGGGACAGACTACTCCAGCGAAACGAGTTGCTTTGCCTGAGCAAGTTCAGGAGGCAATTAAGATCGCTCAACAAAAAGTACAAATATACCGAGATGAGGAAGTTCGCTTGAGTCGCTCCATTGGTGCGCTTGAGAAAGAAGTTGCTGCTCTTGATATCAAAAGAGAAACAATTGAAGGTCTTTTGCCTGACCTTGAGAAGAGTGTTGTGGACATTCAAGTAAAAACTGATGAACACAAGGCTTTACTTGAGAAAGCAAAGTTAGAACTTAGTGAGGCTTTAGAATCAAGAAAATCTGAAGAAAAAGCTCGTGATAAAGCTGTGGCAGAGAAAGAAGCTGCAAAAGCAGAACTTTCGTTAGCTGTAGGTGCATCTCGTGAAGCAAAAGTTGAGATGGAGAAAGAACGTGCGGCTTTAGCTAAAGCTCAAAAAGATTTTGAAGATAGAAAGAAACGTATTGGAGAATTACTAGCTAGAATCTAAACCTATGGGTAGCCAGATGCAGAGAGCGGGTGGTGGCATTTCAGGAACAGTTACTACCCTCGAAGACTCTCCAAGTACATTAGTTAATGGTCAAAATACTGTTGCTGTGGCTGGTACTGCTGAAGCTCTGGCTGGATCAACGTCAATTTTGGGTGTTACGATCAAAGCACTCCGAACCAACACTGGAAATATCTATGTCGGTGATTCTTCGGTTGATTCAACTAATGGTTTTGTCCTGCGTAGAGGCTCGTCAGTCTTTCTTGCTTTTGACAATCTGGCAGATATTTACATTGATGCAGATACAAGTGGTGAAGGTGTTAGCTATATAGCAGTTGAAATCTAAAACGATATGATTCCCAAGATTGATAATGAAAATGGTGGGGATGTCATCGGACCAAACTCTTCCACTGACGAAGCTATAGCACGATTCAATGGGACGACGGGCGATGAGATTCAAAATAGTCTCGCAACTATCAATGATGTTGGCGAGACGGTCTTTCAAACTAGTGTAGATTCTCATAATGCTTTTACGATAAAGGATTCGGCTGGTAATAATATCTTCGTAGGTGAGACAAGGCCGTTTAATCTTGCCACTATCACACCATCCGCATTTAGAATTGAGCCTTTTGGGTTCGGTCCGATCCCTGGAAGTGGCTCATTTACCCGTGGGATGCGCTATCGTGCCGAGATTGGTAGTGGTACTCAAACTAACGCCTTTCGTGGTTTTGACACGCTCCTGCGAGCTGCTGGGAGTGCTTCAGCAACTGGAACAAACTCATTTCGAGCTAGTAACGCTGCAATTGCATGGAACTCGACAGGAACGTGTGCGAGCATGATTGGAATGCAGAATTTCCTGGCCTGTGGTGGCGGCGGTTCCGTAGATACGGGGACAGTGACTGAGGCTGTTGCTAATAAAGGTCTTGTTGGTTTCAATACGAACAATTCAGGCAATTTTACGGATGGTTATTGTTTTTGGGCTGAACCTATTCGTACAGATGCTACTCATACAATTACTAATTTTTATGGGTTTTATGCAAAAGATGCATTCGCAACAGGTATTACGAACGGGTATGCCTTTTTTGCAGAAGATCAGTCTGCGGGTGGAACCGCTATACAGACAGGGACTGGTATTCATATTTTTGGAGATGACGTAACGATTGGTCAAGGGGCAGCTGGACAGGACTATACTTTGACATTTGATGGTGAGACCAATGACGGTGTCATCACATGGATGGAAGATGAGGATTACTTTCAGATAGCTGATGATGTTGTAATGGATGAGAATCTTACTATCGGTGACGGAGCATCTGGTTTTACACTGCAAACAGCTTCGATTCTTACAAGAGAAACAATTCACAACACAAGTGCAGGTGGGGCTTCAGAAGTAGAATTAGCGTTATTGCGTCACGATAATGTAGGTGCTTCTTACGGGTCATTGCTTATAGGTGGACGAACAAGAGGGACAGTTGCAACACCAACCGCAGTGGCAGATGGCGACATGCTTACAAGTATCGTAGCAATAGGGTATGACGATCTCGATTATGCAATGGCTGCACGTATTGATTTCCTGGTAGACGGAACACCTGGAGCTGGGGATATGCCTGGACGCATTGTGTTTGGTACATCACCCGATGGGGCAGAAGTTCCTGTTGAAGCGTTGAGGATTTCAAACGATCAGAAATCTAGTTTTTCAGGTAATGCAAACCCTATCTCAGATGATGGAGCAGCTTTAGGAGAAGTAGGTTCAGCCTGGTCTGATCTAGCGTTGGCGAGTGGATCAGTTATAGATTTTAATAATGACATTCAACTTACCCACAGTTCGAATGCACTAACAATGACAGGTGGTGGATTATTTCAAAATGCTACGAGTTTAACCACTGGTTCTCTTTATCAATCACGCTATTCAGCTAACTCTTTTGCGTCAAACCAATTCTTTAGAAAGAGTCGTAATGCTTCGATTGGTGGTCACACAGTAGTACAAGATAATGATTCGATTGGTATTGGTCGTTACTACGGAAGTGACGGGTCGGCTTTTGTTGAAGGTGCAGAAATTAAGGTAGCTGTTGATGGAACCCCAGGAGCGGGTGATATGCCAATGGAGATAGCCTTTATCACTCAAACTCCAGGTGGAGCGTTGTCCACAAAGATGATTGTTCGAGCAGATGGTAAGGTAGGTGTAGGTACACTTGTTCCAGTTTCAGACTTTGAAGTTAATGGTAGCAGAGGTCGAGACATTACAACTCTAGCCGCAGCAACTTTGACACTAGGGGCATCTCACGACCTCATTGCGGTTACTTACACAGGTACGGGTGCAGTAACTATTACACTCCCTAGTGCAACAAGCTCATGGAACTCAACGAATAACATTGGTCGTTCTTACGAGATTAAAGATGCAGGTGCTAACGCTAGTGTAAATAACATTACTATTAACCGAGCAGGAGCTGATACAATTATTACTGATATCACTGGTGATACAAGTGCTACAATAAATGGAGATGGTGATGCACTTATAATCACAGCAATCAGCGCAACTACTTGGATAACCCACTAATATGGCAGAGAAACGAACAATCAGAATCATTGATCCTGGAACGACTAATTTCTATGATGTTGAGCTAACAGAAACTTCTAGAACTGAAGTCGCTCCTACAGACAGAGTTACTGAGATTATTAAGTATGTAATTTTGGATCAAGAAGAAGATGGGCTTTCTGCTACAGATGCAGCAACGGTAGCTGCAACAGCCTCAGCCGCTATGAAATCTGACGGGGATATATAATATATGGCAGAACAACTAACAGTTAGAATAATCGACCCAGATGACGGGAAAACATATGATGTCCTTTTAGATGAAGCGGCCCGTAATTTGCTTACTTCCGCTAGTTCTTCCGTGACAACAATTGAAACCGCCATAACAGACCACGTTAATAACACTTTTACAGCCGATGAGGCTGAAGTGATAGCACTCTCAGCAGTCGATATAATCGCTCAAGAGGGACTATTCTTATAAGAAGGTATGCAGCAACCAACCAACGCAGTATTAGCAGCCAAACTTGATGCTCTTAGAGAGTTGACGGAGATTAAATTTCAAGAAACAGATAAACATCATAATCGAGTAAGTGAACATCTTGAAAAGTTGAATGTGCAAGTCGATAAAAATAGTTCATTTAGAATAAAAGCGATCACGTTATATTCATTGGCTGTATTTATAATACCAATAGCTGTAACCATTTTTATAAATAAATTTCTTTAATATGTATCACCAAACTAAAAACCTTCCGCTTACTGGCAAGCACGGGGACGGGAAGTTTGCAATAGTAGATGCAGATGATTTCGACCTTGTAAGCCAACATCGTTGGTATATGACGAAAGATGGGTACGTTTATCGGTCACAGCATGTTAGTGGCTCTGGCAAGAGTAGAGTAAAAAAGAACATCGCCTTACATCGCATTCTCTCTGAAGCGCAAGAAGGACTAGTAGTAGATCACATTGATCGCAACCCT